TTGCAAATGGGGGAGTTTTAGGATTAAGTTTGGCAGAGTGTAACGAAATATTACTTCTAGTCAGTACATCATTAGCAATAATTTTTACACTTTATAAATTCTACAAGTTATCCAAAAAGAAATAATATGGCTAAAATTAGCTTTGTTTTTAAGTCAAATTCTAGGAAAAAGAGGAAGGGCGTTCATTCTAAAAACGCTTCAAAAGGTCAAAATGGCTATAAAAAGAAATACAGAGGTCAAGGCAGGTAAGTGGTATAATGACAAGTTAAGAAATATGGATATTAAACATTTTAAGTTATCCGAATTTGATTGTCCTTCTGATAGTGGATCAGGAGAAAATATGTGTCTTGATTTTTTAAGTAAGTTAGACAATGCTAGAGAGTTAGCAGGAGTTCCTTTTAAAATTACATCGGGATATAGGTCTCCAAAACATAATACATCAGTAGGTGGAGCTTTAAATTCTTCACACATGAATATACCATGCAATGCTTGTGATATAGCAGTACCTGATAGCTCTACTAGATATAAAATTATAGACTCCCTTTTAAAAATGGGAATAAATCGCATTGGAATTGGTAAAAATTTCATACATTGCGACACCGATAAAGAAAAAAGTCCAAATGTTATTTGGCATTATTATTAATTAAAAACAGAAAAAATGAAACAGTACTTAATAAGTAAACTTTTAACTTCAAAGAAGGTATGGCTAGGTATAGCATCTATGGTGGTGCCTTTAATAGCAAAAGCACTAGATGTAGACGAAGAAAGTGTAAGCCAAATTTGGTGGTCACTTCTAGCAATGTTATTTGGCCAATCTTTTGCAGATTTCGGTAAAGAATCAAAAAAATAATGTATATTTGTATTCCTACTTTGAGTGTTTTCATGGTTGGATAGTTAGTAGTTAAGAGTGAGAGGTTAATAACTTCTCACTTTTTTTTTACATCAATATTTTTTTTTAATAAATTTGAGTATGATAAAAAATGGTAAAAGATTAAGACTCACTATAGAGGAGGAGAACCTCATCTATAAGTTTAGAGCAAATTCAATAGATAATTTTAACGACAATACAGCATTAGATATGCACCTTGCAGAAAGAGGTATAAAGAAAAAAGATGTTGTATCTGTAAAACATTGGCAATCTGCAAATGGTGAGTTAAGGTTTTCAATAGTAACTAAAGAGGATTGCGGATTAGATGAGAATCAAATATTTGATAATGTTAATAATTTTATAGAAAAATATTCGCCTGATTATACAGAGATAAAAAGAAAAAAGGGAAATCATCTTTTAGTTATAAATCCTGCAGACATTCATATAGGGAAGTATGCTAATGAATTAGAGACAGGAGAGGCATATGACTGTGAAACTGCTGTTATGAGAGTTTTAGAGGGCGTTAAAGGACTTATAGATAAGTCTAAGGGTTTTGACGTAGAAAGGGTATTATTTTGTATAGGAAACGATGTTTTACATATAGATAATGTATATAACACTACAACTAAAGGAACGCATCAAGATACTGATGGCAAATGGTGGGAGCATTATGAGATTGCTTTAATGTTATATGTTAGAGTAATAGAGATGTTAAGAAAAATTGCTCCTGTAGATGTATTACACTCAATGAGTAATCACGATTATCAAAGTGGATTCCATTTAGCTCATACTTTAAAATCTTGGTTTAGAAAAGCTAAAGATGTTGCTTTTGATATAAGTGTAGCACATAGAAAATACTATCAATATGGTGAAAATTTAATAGGTTTAGAGCATGGAGATGGTGCAAAAATGGACAAATTACCACTTTTGATGGCACAAGAAAGACCTCAAATGTGGAGTGAAACTAAATACAGGTATTGGTATTTACACCATTTACATCACAAAGTAAAACACAAATGGCTAGACGCTAAAGATTTTATTGGAGTTACTGTAGAATATATGCGAAGTCCATCTGCCGCAGATAGTTGGCATTCAAGAAAAGGTTTTTGTGGAGCTTCAAAAGCCTGTGAAGCATTTTTACACGACAAAGAAAGTGGTCAGGTAGCTAGACTCACTCATTACTTTTAATTTAACCCTTTACTAACTCTTTATATAGAGTATTTTATACTCTTAAAGATAAATATAAAGAAAAAGTTAAAGATAAATACTAGGTTAAATATAAAGAAATTAAACATTTTTTAGAAAAAACTTAGTAAATATTTTGGTAGTTTAAAAATATGTTTTATGTTTGCATAGAATTTTAACTAACTAACTATAAACTTAAAATCTTTACATATGGAAAATTACACACCTTTTCAAGACGCTATCATAGCAGATGTAAAAAAGTCTAAAGAAACAGAGATTAAAATATTACGAGAGAACAATCGTAAAATGAAACTAGAAATTATAGAATTAAAGCAAGAACTTAATTCTAAAGAAAAAGCAAAGTTACTATTAAATAATATTAACTTTCAAATAAGAGAGTATTTAAAATAACTCTAATAACTAACTAACTAACTATTAACGAAAACACAAATTACTATGACAAATAGAGAAATAGACGATTTTTTTAATGAGCTTTTTCCTAAAGAAACACTCAAACCTAAAGAAACAGTAAGACAAAAACTGATTAGACAATTAAACGACCCTTATCACAATCCTTTTTCAGAAGGCTCAATAGCATCAGAGCAATTTGACTTGGCAATGCAAGTAAGGTCAGGTCATTATGAATCAGGAGGATTTGTATCAGACTATCATTTAGAGCAGTATTATGGTAGTGATTATGATGATTACAATTTAGACAACTAACTATTAACTAAAACTATTTAAAAATGACGAAAACACAAACGAGTGATATTCTACAACACTTAAAAGATGGTAGAAGATTAACACAAAAAGAAGCAATTAACGAGTATGGTGCTTACAGACTAGCAAGTATTATATATTCTCTAAGAAAAAAAGGCTATAATATAGAGTCTGAAGACTTAGATGTACCTACTAGGTATAAAAAACTAGATGGCAGTCCTAAAACAGCTAGTATCGTTGAATATAAACTTAACAACTAATTATTAATTAAATTTTAAAAACAATGAAAAAAATGGAAAACACAACAGAAGTAAAAGAAACTAAAGAAGAAACTTTAAAAAGACTATTCATAGAGAATGGCTTAGTTAAAGAAGATGTCTATAAAGACAAAAGAGGTTTTGTAATTATTACAAGAACTGGTATAGACAAGATAGTATCTAAACAAAATATTTCAGTAGCTTATGAGCCTGTAGTAATGGAGAAAGACTGGGTTGTAATGAGGGCAACTGCTAGTATGAAAGTAGGATATAAGGGAAAAGAAGTTAGAAACATGATGAGTTTTGGTGAGGCTTCCGACTCTAATCTTATGGGAGGTGGTAAAAAGTTTCCTGTTGCTATGGCTGAAAAAAGAGCTATGTCAAGAGTTGTTCTTAAGGTTGCAGGATTTTATGAGCAAGGTGTATTTGGTCAGGATGAGATAGTAGACTAATGTCTGATTGGATGGATGAGGTTCTTGATGGGAAACCATTAGAAGCAGAACTGTGGAAACTTGGCTACATTGAGAACCTCTTACACAACACATCAATACCTATACGCGAACAAGAAGATATAATGAGTTCTTTAAATGATCTTAGCGATATAGATGCAGACGATATAATACAAAAAATAAAAGAAAACGAAATACATTCTGACCCAAAACATCAATACGAACAAATGAGAAAGAGTGGAATGTTTAACTATAAATAAAATAAAATGAAAAATGACTATGACAAAGTAAGAACTTCAAGGAATGAGCTTGAGGCAATACTAAGAATAAGAGGAATATCTAAGCAACGATTTGGTAGAATATTAAATATTACAGGATCAACTATAGAAAAGTACATAGAAAACCCTTATCATTTAAGATACTATCAAATGCAAAGACTTGCACAATTTTTAAACATAGAAGTAAAAGATGTTATAGATATTATTGAAATAGATTTAAAAGAAGATTCAATAGTGGTTGAAGGTGAAGATAACTTTAAGGCTGTAGAATCATTAATAAAACAAAAGAACAATGACGATATATAAATTAGAATTTACTAAAGAAAGAGACGAAATAATTAAGTCTGAAATTTCAAAAAGATACAACTTAAATTGGGAACAAATACAATCTACAAGTAGAGTAAGGATTGTTGTTGATGCTAGAAGGTTATATTGTGGTATATTAAGATATATTTTTAGATTAACATTTCAAGAAATTGGAGATATTCTTGATAAAAATCATGCAACTATAATTCATAATATACAACAACATGATGCTTTTATTAGAATTTTAAAGTCATATAAAAAAAATTATGATGAAATAGAAAGAACTATGTTGTTAGATGACAATTATTATATCCACGAAGTTGTTGAAGTAGAAAGAAAAATGAACGAGCTTTCTATTAGATTAAAAGATTTAATAGAAAAGAAAAATGAGTATAAATTAAAAATTAAAAACAAAACAAATGTCAGAAAAAAATTATGTAGCTAGTAGTATAAAAAAAGTAACTACGCAGTATGGAGATTTATTTAACGCAAGTTTTAAAGTAGAAGATTTGCAAAAGATAGCTAAAAAAGGTTGGTGTAATATTACAATAGCAGAACGTAGAGAGCCTTCTGAAAAGGGTGCTACTCACTATGCTTACGAGAATACTTATGAGCCACCCAAACAAGTGACGACAGACAAGTCTAAAGATGAGGATGATTTACCATTCTAATCTATGATATAGGTTGGGGAGGTTAGTAATTTATTTTATTAATTCAGCGATTATACTTTGTGATGATTACAATTCCTCCCCTTCCTTTTTTACTAACTATTAACTTAAACACTAAAACATAATGGCAAAAAGATTTACAGATACAGACAAATGGAAAAAAGGTTTTATAAGAAACCTGCCTTCAAAGTATAAATTATTATGGTTATATATATTAGATGATTGTAATCATGCAGGAATATGGGAAACAGACTTTGAGGTTGCATCAATTAGAATAGGCAGTAAGATAAGCGAGAAAGAAGCTGTCAAGCATTTTGCAGAGCAGATCAAAATATTTGATAATGGTAATAAATGGTTTATAGCAAAGTTTGTAGACTTTCAATATGGCACTCTAAATGAAAACTCAAGACCTCATCAAGCTGTAATTAAGGTATTAGACAAATACGATGTTTACAATATAAAAGGTATTAATCCTGATGATATTGCAGGTTTAGATATAGAAATTAAAAAGCCTACTATTAAAAGATTTGTTGAGCCTACTATAGACGAGGTTAAAACTTATTGTAATCAAAGAGATAATAGAGTAGATAGTATGAAGTTTCATAACTATTACACTAGCAATGGGTGGATGGTAGGCAGAAATAAGATGCGAGATTGGAAAAGTGCTGTAAGGCATTGGGAATCAAACACTCCTAAAGATAAAACAGGTAGAAAACAATTATCTAATCAAGATTATAATAAATTTTAATATGAGAACA